ATGGTCTGATATTGATTTTAATGCAGGCACATTAAAAGTAGAGCGACAAATGGTTGCTACAAATAGAAATATTATGACCCTACAAGAATTAAAAAGCAATAACTCTTATCGAACTGTACCTATACCTATGCGATTACAAACGGTTTTAATTGAATACAAGAATAAATATCTTCGTCACATCAGCGATATGGTATTTTGGAATGTGACATATCACTCTATAAAAAGAGTTTCTCTTTACACAAAAGATAACACAAGTATTCATGACTTCAGGCATACTTATGCTACAACATTACTTAGCAGTGGCTTTGATATTAAAACGGTCGCAGCATTGTTGGGAGATACAGTTGAAACAGTTTTAAAGGCATATGTACACTACACTGATGAAATGAGAGAAAATGCACAGAAGCGTCTCTCAAATTTTTTTTAGAAAATTTTTGACGAATTTTTGACGAATTTGTATAAATCCCGCTTTACAAGTCGTTCTTTGGCAATTATAATATTATATCATATAGTATACACTATTTAAATGATAATCGCTAGTATAAACATTATAAATGAGGGAGAATATGAATGAGCAAAGCAATAGGAATCGTAGCAGAATATAATCCTTTCCACAACGGCCACGCCCATCATCTGCGCGAAGCAAAGCGGATAGCCGGCAACAGGCCTGTCATTGCCGCTATGAGCGGCAGCCTTGTACAGCGCGGCTTGCCTGCCCTGACTGACAAATGGACCCGTGCCAGAATGGCCGTTTTAGGCGGCGTTGACCTTGTTTTAGAGCTGCCGACAGTTTTCACCTGCCGCAGTGCGGAATTTTTTGCTGCAGGAGCTGTAAAATTACTGGCTGCTACCGGGATGGTATCGCATCTTGCTTTTGGTGCGGAAGCAGCCAATTCGCAGCAGCTGATGCTCACCGCAGAATTTTTGAACGAGCCTGTTTTTCAGGACGCACTGCATCATTATCTGGATGAAGGGCACAGTTATGCCAAGTCTTTAGAGCTTACGCTGGCGGAAGACCCTTCCATGCTGACGATTGCTGAACATCCTAACAATATCCTGGCTTTAGAATATTGCCGCCAGCTTCTGCACGGCGGTTACGAGATCGAACCTGTCGTCGTTAAACGCCGCGGCAGCGGCTATAAAGATAAAACCATCAACGGGCCTATTGCCGGCGCAACAGCCATTCGTGAGCATTATCGCGGCTATGGCATCGATGAAGCGCTGCTCAGCACAGTTCCGGCAACTACAGCCCAGCTGCTGCGTGAGGCAGATCTTCAGCACCGAATGGATATCAGTGATAAAATTCTGAACCATCTGCTTTTATACAAGCTGCGTTCTTTGACACCGGCCCAAATAGCCGCAGCCTGCCAATGCAGCGAAGGATTGGAAAACCGTCTGGCAGAAGCTGCTTCCTGCACTACATTCCAAGACGTAGTCAGCGCCACAGTTACCAAACGTTATCACGCTTCACGTGTCAGAAGACTGCTGATGCAACTTTTACTGCAGCAGTATCGCGCTATGTTCGATAATGCCAAAGACCCAGCTTACATCCGTGTTCTGGCCTTTAACGACCGCGGCCGCGAACTGTTGAAAGAAATGCAGGATTCTGCTCAGCTGCCTGTAATTATCAAACTGGGCCGCAACGTCTTGGAAAAATACGGAGAGAAAGTCGAGCAGCAGCTTTCCGTTGATATTGCGGCAACTAATCTGCTGACACTTTTGCAAAAGAACCACCAACCACAATATAACAACGATTATACTGTCTCTCCGATCTATATTCAAAAATAATAAAGCAACAAAACAAAAAGCCTTCCGCTTGAGCGGAAGGCTTACTTTTTTTCAAAAGCTTATTCTTCGTCTTCTTCCTCTTCCATCGCCAGAAGTTCCATATCACGCTGAGGGCGTGAAGACATAACGCTTTCACGTTCAGCATTAACGGAAGCGCGGTTATCGTTTACAGCCTGTAAAGCGGACT